AAGTTAAAGGCAGGTCAATTGTGAAATACTGAGCGAAATATACCCAGTCAACTGACAAATACTTATCAAAAGCAGGACAATTTATCGGATGAAGGGTTGTCATTCCCCTAATATACGTTTCAATGGCAATCTGATCTTCTACAGTCAGGCCATAAAGTTGTTGTACAAGGAGTCGCGTATTTTCGCCGGGTTCTTGCAATAATTCGTTCTTTAAGAAATAATGTCGTAACTTGTAAAATTCAAGTGCTTCCTGTAAAATTTGCATTTCGTATCCATTAAGGAGGTGTTGTTGTTGCTTTTTAACGAAAGATCTGACATCATAAGATTTGGTAAGCTCGCACATTTTAAAAGCGAGGGTAGAAAGAACAGGACATGCCGGATATTGGTAAGCTAGTGATAGAGCTTTCGCCTTTAACAACGACATGTGTATACCCGTTTTGGAACGAGCATATCTACTGGTGGTCCAACCAAAACTGACCAGTTCCTCAATAATATTGGTAATATTAGTGCGGTCTTCCAGATCAAAAACCATTCCACAAAAGGACGCATGATTTAGATCGGAGACTTTTCCCATTTTAATATTAAGTCCGAAATTAACAAAATCTTTTTGTGACGGTGGTTCGCCAGTCATTACAAAAAGTCCGTCATCGCCTTCGATAACGCCCATTACGTCAGTGTTGCCATTCTGCTCACAGAGATACAACATAAACATAAGGTTTGAAAATCCGTTGCCCAAAGAAGTACACATTTCTCCACTCATTCGTTTCGCTTGGATGGAGACAGTAAAATTCTTGAACATAATATAATTCTCGTGATTGCAGAAATACTCTTCCAAGAGGGCCATAAAATCCTCGCCTTCGGCAAGGTTGGCAGTCATGTACTTATATAGGCGCATTTCGCAGTCCATCATCACCTCGGAATCGAAATGTGCTTCGAAAGAGGTGTAGTCTGATGTGAGATACCATTGCCCTGTACGGTAGCAACGGTCGATAATGTATTGAGGTCTATCTCGAATGGGAATTTTCTTGATGAACCAGGGTAATTTGAACAACTCATCCGATATGAGTTGAAAAAGTGGGCCAGTTTGGCATTTAAATTGATCACTTCGAGAATTAATCGCACGGGCATGCTTAAAGGTGTTGTAAGATTCGTCTTTAACGAATGATTTGCAGCCGGCTAATTGCGGGTCCATGGTTTTTCCACGGGATTTCATCTCGATCCATTTCATGGTCAATTCAAGCTTTCTGGCTTGAGAGTAAGGTGTGCGCGAGATCCAATATTCAAAAGAAGTATCGAGATCTGGCGAGAGAGGTTTCATAAATTTTACAAGCCAATTATCTACAAAGGCTCTAAATCCTGGTTTTGATATGCCAGAATTGGGAATTTTTCTACAAAATCTGTACATTGCTCCTGTTAGGGCAGTCCGGGTGTCGGAAGAATCCACATGCGGAAGTGCTGCATTTGTTACGTGCACCCCAAGTGAACAAGCGACGATAGGTCGCGTGTCCGCATCTGTAATTTTCAACCGTTTCAATTGGAAAGTATCAGCCATTTCTATGTGATTGCCAGCTGAATCTAAAAAATCCTTTCCATCAAAAACAGGCACCTTGCCTGATTCGCTTTCGCGATACCCATATGCCACTAGACGACTGGCAACAGCCGCCGGAGCTACTCTACTTCCCCCAACCTAAGGAAAGGTTTTCTTTTCTGCCGTTTGTACCGAATATAATATTTAATAAATTGAATTGTATCGGCAATCACATTTGGGGTTAAATTATCATGCATAGCTATGTTAACACCATGCATGCCCTTAATGTTGAAATTAATGAGTCGATCAATGTCTTCAATTGCAGTGTCATCCTGATGTAAATT